AAGACCCAGTTGTTGGCCAACCCTCAATGCCAACGACTGGTGCGGCGAGTTCGAGGCCAAGAAGACCATGATACCTCACGTCGAAATCAATATCGCGCCCACCACGCCCAAGGAACCGGAACCGGAGCCGATCCTCATGCAGAAGCTGGAGGAAGGGGTGCCGCCGAAGATCCGGTTCCAGCGCAAGAAGCCGGTTGTGGCCGACCTCAACGAGATCCAGGAATCACCGCTCTTCAGCGGAGGGGAGGCACACTGATATGGCAGAGTACCAAGGCAAGAAGGCCAGCAAGTGATGATCTCATTCATCGCACGAGCCCGCGCCGCGTGGACGTTCACTCGGCATCAGCGGTGGGTCGATCCACTCCCGTGGCGCAAGGAAGACGCCAATGCGCTGAACAATTTCTTCAAGAGCGATACCGGAAAACGCTTCCGGGACGCCCTGCTGAACACCGTTCTCATGCAGAACGCTTCAGCCATAACTGATCGAAACCATTTGCAATACTCATCCGGTTTTGCAATGGGTCAGGCCAGTCTTGTGAAGGTCATCGAAGTGATGGCCGACCAAGAATCAATTACGGGGCAGGATGATGATCCGGATTCTGCCACGAACACATAGGATCAAAGTTGCGGTTGTTGGTCTGTGCGGACCAGCAAACGAGTAAAAGCACAAAATGCCAGATGATACACTGAGTGCCGATGCAATGCTCGCATTGGCCAACGACTACGATGCCGGTGTCGATATCGACAGCCAGCCCAAGGAGCAGTCTCCAAATACCAATGAGACGGCTCCGGTTGAGCAAGAGTCCTCCGATGCGGGGAACGCCAGCAAAGAGGTCGATGGAGGCGAGCAGGAGGTAGGCACCAAATCAGAGCCAGAGGCGAAGGCCGAGAAGAGGGCGGAGCCGAAGGCGGATAAGGAGAAGAGTAAGTTCGCTCAGGAACAGAACCGAAAGGCGAAGACCTGGGAGCAGATCAACGCGGAGAAGGAGGCCATCAAAGCCGAGAAGGAAGCGTTGAAGCGGGAGCGGGAGGAGTGGAGCAAGCAGCGGGAGCAATCCACGGCTGCGGAGACCAACTCTTTCCGCGATGAGAAGGGCTACACGGCGGAGGACTACGAGGCTGCGGCCAAGGAGTTCGAGGCCGATGGCGATTCTCAGTTGGCCAAGGCAGCGCGAGCCAAGGCCGAAGGAGTCCGCAAGTCTGCAAACGAACGACAACAGAAGGCGCAGCAGGAGAAGTTCGCAAAGGCATGGGCTGATTCGTACAACCGGTTGTCTGAGAAGGAGACCTGGTTGAAGGATCAGAACAGCCCAGAGTACAAGCGTACTGTCGAATTGCTCCAGAGGGTGCCCGTGTTGCAGTCGATGCCGGATGGACTCGTCCATGCGGTGGAACTGATGAAGCTCCAAGATGCCGCCGGAAAAGCTCAGTCAATCGAGGCCGAGAACAAGGCTCTGAAAGAACAACTCAACAAGCTCCAGCAGAAGACCGCTATTGGTAAGAGCATCCCGGCAGGACAACTGAAAGCTGAGGAGAAGGATTTCTCCAAGCTATCTCTCAAGGAGCAGAGGGAGGCGCTGTTGAAAGCGTCCAGAGCGTTCGATCGGGAAGCCGACTAGTAGCACAACCACAACTAAAATATGCCAGTTACTACTTCAACCACGCTCACTAACCAGTTCCAGAACTACTTCAGCAAGGAGCTGCTCTCCATCGTCCAGCAGGAGACGATCCTCGATCAGTTCGGCATGAAGGCCCCGATCCCCAAGAACAATGGTAACAAGGCCATCTCGATGTTCCGTTTCGGAGCCCCGAGCATCGGCAGTGTTCAGGCTCTTGGTGAAGGTACTGCCATCTCTTCCGCCAACTACCGCGCTCTGTCTCTGAACCGGCTTGAAAAGCCGCTGGCTCAGTACGGCCAGGTCATCGGCCTCACCGACATCCTCCGCGCCACCGACCTGTTCAACTCCCTCCAGCAGGCCACCAAGACCTCCGGTCTGGATATGGCCCTCTGGGTGGACTCGGTGATTCGCAACACCCTGATCGGTTCCAACCTCAACGCCAGTGGTTCGTCCATCGGTAATGGTATTGAATCGACGATTTCAAACGAAGACGCGATCAACAACACCGCTGGACAAAACCCTCCTGGTATCAAGGTGTACGGCAACCCAGCCACGCTGACCACGCAGACCTTCTCTGCGCTGAACAGCGATCTCACCGCTGCCAACACCACGATGACGGCGTCCGCCGTCCTCGATTCCATGACCCGCCTGAAGCGCAACCGTGCCCCCATGATCAATGGTGGATACGTCCTGGCCACCGATCCTCGTGTGGCCCGCGACCTGATGCGCGACAGCGACTGGTTGAACGCGTCGAACTACGGCAACAAGGGCCAGCCGTTCTACAAGGGCGAGGTCGGCTCCATCTACGGCTGCCGCGTGGTCCAGCAGACCAACTCGTTCGTCAGCACCGGTTCCGGTACTGCTGGTGATGAGTTTGTGTATCAGGCCACTCCCGCTGGCGGTGGTCTCGGGACCGGCAAGGACATCATCGCTTCGTTCTTCTTCGGCAACGAGGCGTTCGGTATCCCTGCTCTGACCGGTGATGATCCGTTGTCTCCGAAGATCGTGATCACCGACACCCCCGACAAGTCGGATCCGCTGAACCAGCTCGTCACCGTCGGCGTGAAGCTGTACTTCGCCGCCCTGCGTCTGGCCGCTGGTAACACGAGCACAACCAACACCAACAACCCGGTGTGGTACCTGGTGCATCGGACCAAGACCTCGACCACGCTGTAATCGTATGAAGAAGACGGCCACCATCATGGTGATCGCCGTCAGCCCGAGGGGGCATCATCGTAAAGGTGGTGCCCCCTCTTCTCATTCCGCTTGCGGATGCGATGAGGCTGACAACAATGCACCCATGATTTCTATTCCGGTCGAAGCCCTTTCCACCGATATGGAGGATGGCCAGCAGGCCATGCCCGAGGTCGGTGATGAAGTGGTTTTGGACGATGTTCGCGGCGTACTCAAGAAGCTCGATAATGGCGAAGCCTACGTCGAGATCCGCAGCGTCAACGGCATGCCTGCCGAATACGAGAACAAGGACGACAAGGAGATGTACTCCAAGAAGCCCATGGACGAGAAGGGCATGCGAAAGATGGTCGAGGAGTACGACAGCGAGATGGAGTCCTGATATGCCGATCTACACCTTCGAGAACAATGGCAAGTCCATCGAGCACATCGCTCCGATGGGAACCGACTCTGTTGTCCTTGATGGGAAGCGGTGGACGCGACAGCCGGTGGCCCGCTTCGGGGTCACCGGTTTTGCCCAGGAACCTGGACTCAAGGACCATGTGAAGAAGGGATTCAGCCGGTTGGAAGACCGCCAAGGATCCCGCTTCGAGAGCACTTTCACCAAGAATCAGATTCGCAAGATTTGGGACATATGAGCGACGTATCTAATCAGGCCATCGAGTATTCGATGGGACAGGGCGGCTTCCAGCTCGTGACCGCCACCACGCTGACCACTGGCCCGTTCGTGGCCATCACCACGATCGCCCCGACCACCTTCACTTCGATCACCGGTGGCAACATCAGCGGATCCTGGTCCACGGCGACCATCCCTGCTGGCATCACGCTGCCGGGACCGATCACGAGCTTCCAGATTTCTAGCGGTCAGGTGGTGGCGTTCAATGGCGTGATTCAATCGTGACACTCGCTCTCGGCACACGACTGGTATCGAACGGTGGGGGTAGTGTTACCCCTGGCGATCTACCGATCTTGCGCCGGGATCTGCTTCAGGAGGATGACTTCTTCGTTCTGCTGGAGGACGGTGACAAGATCGTCATCACGTTTGGGACTTTCGATTCCGTCTTGTTGGAGGACGCATCGTTCCTGCTGCAAGAGGACAGTGGCAAACTCATCATTCAAGCTAACTAACAGTTTATGGCAGATACCAAGATCACAGCACTGACGGCGATCTCGACCGTCGATCCAGCGGTGGATGTCCTCCCCATTGTCGATGTCTCCGACACGACCATGGCGGCGAGCGGCACCACCAAAAAGATTACCAGCAACCAGATCCTCGGGGCCGGTGGCACCGCCACCCTCGCCTCCGCCACCATCACCGGCGATCTGACCGTCGACACGTCGACCCTGAAGGTGGATTCGGCGAATAATCGGGTGGGTATTGGGACAGCGAGTCCTTCAGCAACATTTGATATTCGCAGAAACGCTTCTGGATCTGCATTTCTTTCTTATCACAATGGAGGAAATGGAACCGTTACTTCTGGAGCAGATCTGAATGAGATTCGCTGTGATGACACAACCACGTCATACAATCTGCTGAATCTGAATGTTCTTGGAAGCGCACGATTCGTTGTTGCTTCTAATGGTGTCTGCACTTGGTCGAACGTCGGCGGAGTCGCTGGCACCGCCATGACCCTGAACTCCACGGGGCTGGGCGTGGGGGTTACGCCGAGTGCGAGATTCCACTCTAAAGCTGGCGCGGTTACTCTTGGCGGAATCATCGAAACAAGTGGTGCCAATTCGCTTCTGTCATTCGCTGACTCCGCGACTAGCAGCTACACTCGTGTCCAGATTGGATCTAGCGGAAACAATTTGGTTGCGCTAATAAATGGATCCACTGCGTTGACCGTCGATTCGTCGAGCAACGTCGGCGTGGGGGTTACGCCGAGTGCGTGGGCGGCTGGTGGAAACATTCAGGGTCAAAACGGATTCATCTGGTCGTCCTACGATGCTTCTGTAGGTGCTGGTTATTACTACGCTTCCGGTTCGTACAAGTACATATCGACCGCTGCTGCGAGCATTTATCAACCGTTTGGTGGAGCGCACAAGTGGTTCACTGCTGCTGGAAGTCAACCCGCTGGAACCAACTTCACTCCGACCCAAGCGATGACGCTCGACGCGAGCGGGAATCTGTTGGTGGGTCTTTCCACTGCTGGTACGACCGCTGCCAAGACCATCCAGATTGCGAACGGAACCGCTCCTACGGCCAACGTGACTGGTGGACAACTCTACGTCGAATCCGGTGCGCTGAAGTACCGTGGAAGCTCTGGCACCATCACCACGCTCGCTAACGCCTAATCCATACCACCATGAACATCTCTTGGATCATCGAACGCCTTCTCGTTAAGCCGACCGAAGGCGACAAAACCGATGTCGTCATCACCGCCGACTGGCGTTGCAACGGCACCGAAACCACCGGCACCGGCGACGACGCGAAGACCTACAGCGGCACCTGCTACGGCAGCGCGTCGTTCGCGCCTCCTACGGAGAACTTTACGCCGTATCCCGATCTGACCGAGCAGCAGGTCCTCGGCTGGTGCTATGCCAATGGCGTCAACAAGACCGCCATCGAAGCGAACGTGTCCGCGCAGATCGAGAACCAGATCAACCCTCCGGTCATCGCTCCGCCGCTGCCGTGGTTGCCGCCGGTTCCTCCCGCTCCCGAGCCGGAAATCGTTGCACCCGCTGATCCCGTGATCGATGCTCCCGCCGCATGATCAAGATCGAACTCACTCAGGAGCAGGCCAATAGCCTCCTCCAGCTCATCGACGTAGCGGTTAAGGCCGGTGGCGTGGCCAACGCCCGTGCCGCCCTCCCGCTCGTCGATCTCATCATCAACGCTGCACAACCCAAGCCCGAATGAAAAACTGGAAAACCACCGCCGGCGGCGTGGCCGTGCTGCTCGCCGCTCTCTCCGTCGCCATCAAACAGGCCATCGCCGGTGACATGGGCGGTGCCATCGCCGCCGCTGTCGGCGGTGCCGGTGCCATGTTCACCGCGCTCAAGGCCCAGGACGCTTCAAACACCGACAAGTGATGAAAGAGACTCTCCGCGATTTAGGAATCAACATTGGTTTGCTGGTTGCCGGTTTCGCGGGGAGTCTTGTCCTTGTCAAACAGGACGGACACAAAAGTTGGTTCGGAACCATCACCAGCCTTGTTGCTGGTACGTTGTCCGCCAACTATCTCACGCCCGTAGCCATCACTGCCACGGGGCTTGAAAATTCAAGCTCGCAATACGCGATTGCCTTCCTTCTCGGTTTCTTGGGATTGCGAGGGGTCGAGTATGTGATGGGCAAACTCGGTTTTGGTCCTAAATGAACCCACTGACCATCGTCAACGCCGTCGCCAGCGGAATCCTCACCGCTGGCGTTTCTGCTTTCATGATCATGCTCTATCGCTCCGACGGAGTGGTCAGACGCTGGCCAATGACAGGAAGCCTACTGCTCCGAATCTCACTCTCATTCACAGCCTCCGGAGCACTATTCAACTGCCTCACCCTGTCCACTCCTCCAATCAGCGAGATCATCCTCAACTGCGGACTCGCCGGTGTCTTCGCTTGGGCCGCTGTGTTTCACGCTAAACTCCTCAAACATGGATCCAATTCTCAGCATCGCCCAGGGCGTGATGAACGCGACCCTGAACAAGATCGTTGATCAGAAAGACCAAACCCTTGAAGACGGACAGAAAGACAATCGCTTGCGCGATGACCTATTGGCTCGCGCTGATGCTGCCGGGTTGCACCCCGACAAGAGTAGTGATGGTCCCTCCAGGACAACCCGTCAGACTGGCTGAATCAGTCAAAGCCCGCGTGTGGGCTAAAGATGCCAGCGGGAACACCGTCAAAAGCCGAAACCGCGTGACAATCAGCGAAGGTTGGTACGCACTACCCCCAAGAGAATAGTATGGGAACCCCACTCACAGGCAGTACCGTCGCCAGCACATACACTGGCCTACTGAAGACCACCGACAACGCCACTCTCACATCAACCCTGAAGAGCCTCTGCGACGGTGGCGGAACCGATTCGGCACTTCAGGTCTCCACCACGGCAGTCAATTCCATCGGCGATTTCAGCGTTGCCACCAACAAGCTCACGGTCGCATCGGCCAGCGGCAACACCGCCATTGCGGGCACCCTCACCGTCACCGGTGCCACCTCGCTCAGCTCGCTCATCACCAGCGGCAACGCCACGATCGGCGGAACGCTCGGTATCAGCGGTGGCCTCACGATCCCCGGCACCTTGTCGGTCACAGGAATTTCCACGCTCACCGGCGCGGTCGGCATGGGCAGCACCCTCAATGTCACGGGACTCTCCACGTTGGCCAGCCTTGGTGTCACCGGCGCTGCTACCATCGGAACCACGCTCGGCGTCACCGGACTCTCGACTCTCGGAAGTCTCTCGGTCACCGGCGCTTCCACGCTCGACAGCCTCGGGGTCACCAATGCTGCCACCATTGGCACCACCTTGGGCGTGACCGGACTTTCCACACTCGGAAGTCTGTCGGTGACCGGGGCCGCCACGGTTGGAACCACTCTCGGTGTGACCGGAGCTACCACGCTCGGGGATCTTTCCACCACCGGAAACACCACTCTGGGCAATGCCGGGACCGATACCCTGGCGATCAATTCGGATGCCATCACGGTCCCGAACCTTTCCACTGTCACGGTCGATCTCAGCAACGACAAGGTGCTGATCACCGACGCCAACGACTCCAGCAAGGTCAAGTTGGTGGCCGCAAGTGCGCTTGGCATTACATCTTCAAATGCACCTCAGTGTGTTCAACAGGTTTATCGTGATGTTACAACCGCATACCAATCCTCAAGCACAAACAATGGCGAAGAAATCACTCAGTTGACCGCTACAATCACGCCAAGAAGCACATCTTCAAACGTGTTGGTGACGCTGATGATCAACTACGGTGCCACTCCGTTAACCTCTCAATACGGGGCATTTAGGATCACTCGAAATGGAAACGAAATAGGATCCAACAACAGCTCGTCTCGAGGCGCAAATGATCTCCGAGGAATAGAGCAATGCGTTTTCGCTGACAATCAGGGTCAAAACATAATGAACTGCGTCAAGATTCAGTTCTTAGACAGCCCTTCATCTTCTTCAGCGGTAACTTACAAGGTCCATTTGTACGGATTGGGGGTCGGTGGAAACCATGCAGTTATATACATCAACCAGAGCTACAATGATGCCGTTGGTGGAAACTCGCTTGGTATAAATGCCAACGCCCGAGCTTCTTCTTCGATGATCCTTCAGGAATACTTCGCATGAAACCCTCCGAAGTAGCCCAAGCGGCTTGCGACAAGCTCTCGTTCACGGACTCGGCCACGCTCGCGTTGGCCAAGAAGTTCTGCATCCGCCGCTACTCGATGATCTGGGACTCGTGCCTCTGGAACGATACCCTCGGCGTCGTTTCCACATCGGTCACCAACGGCCAAGAACTGGTCACCATCTCGCAGTACGTCACCGCGATGTACGCCTCCGGGACAGGCTACAACATGTTCCTCGACTTCCCGGTCGCCTCCCGCTTCACCATCACCGGCGACACCGACGGAATCGAAGTTCCCGCCGCCGAGTGGGTCTCGTTCTTCCAGCTCGATCCCAATACGTGGAACAACGTGGACAGCCGCAAGTCCACCCCCGGCAACTTCGTCAACTGGGCTCGCGTTCTAGGCGTCTCCTACGGAGAGGCCGGTGTCCCGCAGATCAAGCTCATCCCGACTCCAAACACCGACGGCACCCTGTTCATCCTGGGCAAGAAGCAGTCGCAGATGCGCCAGTTCGGTGAGGCGACAACCATCTCCAACGACACCAACTTCGAGCTTCGCGGTGTTGAGAATGCGCTGATGGCCTACACTGAAGGCGATCTCCTCGAATACTCACGCCAGTACGGCAAGGCGCAGGCCAAGTTCCAAGAGGGCGCTGCTCAGGTCTCCATTATGAAGGACATGGAGCGTGGCCAACAGCAGCAGATCAGCCGCATCATCCCGGATAGCCTCTACGATTACACGTTCCAGGACATCCTCTAATGCCCTTCCAATCCACAGACGCGCTCGATGACCAGTTGCTTCTGGATGGAAGCAATGGTTTCTCCACCGGTGTCATCTCCGCCACCCGTCCCGATGCCATTCCTGCCACGAGCATGGAAGAGGCCATCAACATGGACTATGACGACTTCGGCAATCTCGTCACTCGTCTCGGGACCATCTCGCTGGCCGGTAATTCCGAATCGCGCAACTGGGAAGACATCATCACCAACTGGGAGTCCACAACTTCCAACTTTGCCAGTAACCTGCCCACCAACTCGCAGGTCTTCTCTGGGTTCTACTTCGATACCGCCGCGTCCGAGCGCCTTGTCATCGCTGTCCTTGACCGCAACACCGGAGTCAAAAGCCTCTACTACGGCTCTCCTGGTGTTTCGTACAACTCGATCTCCAGCTCGACGATCGATGCGTCGGCCAACTTCGTCTACTTCGCTCAGCTCAACGACAAGCTGTTCTACGCCGACGGGTATAGCGCACTGCGTTATATCACCAGCGCCAACGCCAACTCGGCCATCACCGCTGGCAAGATCAGCCGCATCGATGTCATCAATCAGGGGTCGAATCTGTCGAACGTCCCAACGGTGACCATCTCGGCTCCGCCCAGCGGTGTTACCGCTACGGCCACAGCCATCTGCGGTCTCGATGGCAACGTACTGTCCATTCGCATCGACAACCCCGGCAGCGGTTACACTACGGCTCCGAGCGTCAGCATCAGCGGCGGCGGCGGCGCTCACGCGATCGCATTCGTATCTCTCGCAGCTCCCGCCAAGCCGCTCTACCTCACCACACATACCAACCGCCTGTGGGCGGTGTCCGCAGACACCTCGGTCCAACCCGATACCCTCTACTTCTCGGATCTGCTCGACGGCGAATCATGGGATCCGCTCGGCTCCATACGCGTCGGCGGCGACGGTGATCCCATACGTGGGCTCTACTCGTGGTTCGGGTACAAGCTGCTCGTATTCAAGGAACGCTCAATCTGGAGCGTGGATGCCGATCCTACGCAGGATCCTGCCGATTGGGTCATCTCACTGGTCTCCGGCAACATCGGATGCTCCTCGCACCGGTCCATCGCCGCTGTCGGTGCCGATGTCTTCTTCCTGTCCCGCGACGGCATCCGCTCGATGGCGCAGATCCAAGCGGGCACCCAGACCAGCGTCGGCCTCGCGCTCAGCAGCCCGATCAACGACCTGATCAGCCGCATCGACAAGACCAAGCTCCAGTACTGCGACGGCACCTTCTGGAACAACCGCTATCTTCTGGCCGTTCCGTTCGTCACCCAAGGACCGTTCTCCATCGGATTGGAAAGCGAGGAGGCGCTTCTGCTCGAATCAGGTTCGTCAATCGAACTCGAAGGAACCTTCAACCAGAACAACGCGGTCATCGTCTACCACTCATTGGCCCGCTCGTGGCTC